CGCCACCGCCGGGCAACCTCGCTTGTCTCGCTTTCTCTCGGGCTATGGCTTCGGCAGGGCTGCCAGTGCCATAAACGTTCCGCCTTCTTGTGATTTCGTCTTGTTGACGGGGGTTTACCCAGGTAGCCTGTTTAGGCTGGTTCATCGGGTTCTCATAAAACCTAGCCATTAGTACATTCCAGACGAAGTTTTACCATCGGTTGGTTAAATCTTACAGCTCTGTCGTCAACCATTATTTGCCTCGTCTCATGGCGTTAGAAGTGCCATAAGCACCCTGACTGTTATCCTGCATCCAACGCAAATACACGTTACGTTTCATTTTGTTCCTACGTTCCCTGTCAATGTAACCTTCTTTGTTGGCCGTCCTGCCACCATTAGGGGTAGAAGTAGCCGAGAGGCCATACCGTTGCTGGCCCGCAGCGTAAGGGTTCTTGGCGTACGTGCCAAGGTCATACGACCGCTGCATCACAACTCCTCAAAAGAAACATCTTTAAACAATAATACCCCAAATTATTGCAGAATGCTCGAAATGCCCTTCTTTGTCGTCGCGTGGAGGGCCAACTCTACAACACGCACGGGCCCCGTCGAAGTAGTCCCATCAGTAGTCAACTTCACTTTAAACGAACAACGCCTGAACCTCATGTCCCTCTGGAACGTGACGTTCACCCGGTAAGGCGTTGTAACAGGGTACACAATGTGTGTCAGCACGGCAGGTGCAGGTGTCGTGGGGACATCCCAAGTCCCGCCCTCGAAAAAGTCCCAGTCGTAGTTTTCCATTTCGTCCCACGTGACAACGACGGAAGAAAACTGTATAGGCGTGGCGGTACCATAAACATCACGCGCCGTGTAAACATCCGCAGACCAATAAAACAAACGTTTCCAATGGTCAGGGATTTCAAAATCAAAAGATTTTGTTTCCATAACACACGCAATCTCTTCCGTGTTAACACCAAGGTAAGCATCCACGGCCTTATACAAACCATTAAAACCTACCGTGGTGATACCCGTGACGCCAATCATCGTATCCGGGGTCAAAGCGTTCTGTTCCCGCGGCACCAAAAGACCCCAAGCAAACTCAGAGGTGGGCGAATTCCATTGAGTCCAAGCGCCGGACTCCAAATCAAGAACGTACGTTCCCCCACCAAACCACACAATTGCGCGACGCCCGAATACGGTTAAGGCGGAAAAAAACGTTAAACCGCTGGCTAGCCTTGTTTGCTTAAACTGCAAACGGCTAATGTCGTTTAGTGGGTAAAACTGGTAAGACACAAACCTGTACAACCTACCGTTGTTTAACACCAGGTAAGAAAACTCGTATTCTGTAACAGAGTACTCGTTGTCCGCTCCCACCGTCGCATCCAAAACCTGCAAAACACCGTCGATGGGGGCCGTCTCATACCGAAAATAGTATGTGCTTTGTGTTCTAAAAATAAACAGTTCGTTAGGGGCGGAAAGAATCTTGGTGATGAGTTGGCCGTCACCACGTGAAACATCGAAATAGTTGTCCGTGTCCCAATCGTTGACGCTGGTGGGCACCGCTGTCGTAATATCTGAAAAGTAGATACGCCCCCGGTTGTACAGGGCGTCCCGTGATACCAGGAAAAAACGTGACTTGTGGAGCACAATCTGTTCCCCCACAGGCATGGGGTTAGGCCCCGTGTTAAGTTGCCTAAACGAGGTACCGTCCCAGTAGCCCCCCGGCACGGTAACACTGCAAATGTACAGGTTGTTGTTGAACTGGGCCGACCCGGACGCCACAATGGTGGTGATAAGAGTGTACGTTTCGGTATCAGTATCAAACAGGTAAGTCCCCGCGGGGGTCGAAACTACCGCGAAAATGTCTTGCGAAGCATCCGTGTAATACCCTAAAAGTGTCACCGCTTCAGTTGTTACCGGTGGTTCAGAAATTTTAACGATAGGCGGTCGGGACACTAACGAACCATTAGAGTCCAACTCAAAATTTGTTAACTGGGTAAGTTCTTCATTATCAATGGTCGTAATGTCAGAAACGTTGTTTAGTCCCCCGTTGAAGGTTCTTAAATTGACGCTTTCGCTCTTGCTGCTTTTACCCAGCTGGCTATAACTTGTCTCCCCAGTTAAACCCGCCATTTAGAGGTCCTCTGTCCGTGCCGTGTTAGTGGGGTAAGTATTTGTTTGTCCCATGTTGTCCTGGTTTGCGAGCATGCCCATGGCGATTGAGTATTCTTGTTGTTTGTATTGTGCCGCCTCCCAGTTTTCGTCCAACTGGTACGCCCGTGCCAAAGCAAAATCTACGACGCGTTGGAAGTACCTGTCTGGTACGTGGAGCGTATCGCTGAGCACGGTTATGTCTTCCGGTTGCGCCACATAAAACAGTCGCAAACCGCTCGTTATGCTTTCTTGAGGTGTGGGGTAAAGGTAAACGTTACCTGCACGCTCATACCAGATTTTGGGTTTCACGTTTGTGGGGAAAGTTGTTTGGGGCACCCCAGATAAAATATATTCTTGCGCCTCCTCAAAAGAGTAATACTGCAAAGGCACACTATTGTAATGCAAAGACTCAATATATTGCACACGTTGGGTGGGGTACGTGTATAGGTCTTGCCCCGATACAACGTTTGTGTCTGCGGTTTCCTTTAGGATGGGGTTCTGGGAAACAATTTCTTGTTGCGCAGAGTTAATCCACAACAAAATATCGTTGTTTGTTATTTGGCGTCCATCAGGGTCACCAAATTGACGTTTAACACGTGTTGCCACGTCGTCTCCTGTGCGGGTGAAAATTTCTGCAGGCATAGCTAACTCCAGCGTCGTTTGTCGAGTTTATATTCCATCATCTCACGTTTTTCCTCCATACTGTCAGCACGTTGACGTTCTTGCATAACATGGTTTGCGTGAGTGAGTGCGTCGAACTTGTCTAACCTGTTCCCAAACCTGTGCGTATCCCACTCAAACACTTGCGCAACGATGCGTGCGTCAAGCATGGTTTCGGGGTAAACGCTCACAATATATTCCGGTAGGTTCACTGGCCGGTGAATCACCGCGTAAGGTTTTCCGGGTTGCTCCGCAAGGTACGGGTGCCCCGGTGGGAGCTTCTCTAAAAACAACTCGTGGTTGTAGTCGTTGATGATTTGTGCGGCGCGCCTACCTTTTTCGGGCAGGTCTAAATTTTTAAATAAAGTAACCATAGTATCTAGGATACAAGAAACCCCCCGCCAGGAGGGGTACGGCGGGGGGTTTCTTTTTAGCGGAGAGAGGGAGTGGTTAGACCTCTGCGATACCGCTCAGCTTACCATGCGCATTGCGTCGGTAAGTTGTCAATTCGGAGTAGTTGCGCATTTCGGCAATAAATCCGTCGACACCAGGCATTTTCTGCCAGGTTGCACCCTGCTCGTCAATCCATTCCCAACCAACGTTGGTGTTGAGAGCAAGTTCGCTGTCGTTGGGGAACCATGCCACACCAGCAGGTGCGTCAAAGTCCGTCATCATTGGAATGTCCCCGTAAGGAGTCGTGAACGCAAGTCCAGCACCAACACCACCGTTAAGGTCGGTCTTGTTGACGAACTGGCGCAACCCCTGGAGGGCGTTCCAGTACGCCCGGTAAACACCAGGCGTGGTGATGATACGAGTGGGGCGTGAACCCTTCTTGCGAACATTCTGAATGACGCCGTCGAGGTCAAGCTCGGTGAGAACCCCACCGCCGTCAGCAGGCACTGCAAGATACGATTTCCATTCACCATAAGTGGTTGGGTCAATCCCGTAAAGGGTTCCCGAGTCCTTAATGATGGCACCGAAACCGGTCCATTCCTTGTTCCAGGAGTTTGTTCCCACGGCACCAACCCGAGAGGAACGAACAATTGCGTCACCAACAGTTACCGACTGTGCCACGTCAACAGTGATGGTCAGGGTAGACTCAACGATTGCCGTGATGGTCAGGTAGTTGGTGTTGCGTGTGGTAGGAGTGGAGTTCGACAGGGTTGCTGCAGTCAGAACGTCAACGCGGGTACCAATTTCTAGGTACTGCACTGAGTCCAAAACCATATTCGTCGAAGACGAGGATGTCGCGGTGGTCAAACCAAGCGTCCCTGTTCCGTCACCATAAACCTGACGGTTCTGGTCCTTAGCAAGGTCTTCCTTCAGCCTGGACATTTCTTCGCCAACATAGTCAACGAAAGCCTGAGGGTTGGTTTTGGCCTGGTACATGACCTGACCGGTGCACTGAATAGCTCCGTAGAGGCTCTTCAGTCCGGTGGAGCCACGCGCGTAAACCTGCTGTCCTGCGGTAGGCAGAACTTCAAGCTCGTTACGTGCACCAATACCGTGGTTACGTCCAAAGTGTGCGACGAAGTTAACTCCGGCACCACCGACGTTTGTGATGTTCTTTGCGGTGCTCTTGATGTGTCCAAGTGCTACCGTTTCGTTATTAATTTGTTCGTTTACGCCATCGGAATAAATCTGTTTAAGAATTGCGGTTCCGATGGAAAGCGATACGCCATCAGCCATAGTGTTTTCCTTTCGTTGGCTTGGGGTACTACTGTTTATTTTGCCAAGCCGTAAGGACGGCCTCTATAAAAGGTTACCAGAGTCTCACACAATTTGTCATATTGCGCCTTTTAACGTTTGTCGCGGATTGTTACCCGGCAGCACCCAAACGAATAGCCAAAGCCAGGGCAGCTTCTCTTTTTGATTCATTAGAACTCAAATCTATTGGTGCGGCGGGGGTCATTCCGTTACCGGAACCCATCACCTTTGGGGGTCGGTTGCTTGCGTACCGGCGGCGAACACTTTCTTCGTAATCACGAAGCTCGTGGAATGCTTTTGCTACGCTGGGGTTTGCGCCCTGGGAGGAATTCCCAATGGCACGTTTGATAACTTCTTTACGGTCAAACTGGCCATACTTTTCTTCTATCTGGTTGAGTTCGCTTTCAAGCTGTGCTCGACCGGCTGCTGCTTCACGCTCTTGCTGCAGTTGCTGTGCCTGCTGTTGCTGGTATTGTTCCATTTGCTCAAGACGTTGCTGTGTTTGCGCAAGCTGTTGTGTGAGCTGGTTGTCGGCGGGGGCTTGCTGTTGCTGACTGACTGGGTTCCCCCATTCGTCCATGTAGCCGGAGTCGCCGAACTGTTGTGGCTGCATCTGCTGTTGCGCTTGGAGCATAGCTTGCTGTTGCGCTACTTGTTCAGCCAGCTGGGCTTCTTTATTCCAACCGTAGGTTTCGCCTAGGCCGTCGTAGAATCGTCTGGGGTCTTGGACGAGTGCGCGCTGTACCTGTAACGCCATGTCCATGTCTTTTTCGCTGTAACCCTCTTCGGAGAATCGCCGGAATGGGGTACTTTCTTCCATGACACGCTGGTACTGTCTGCGCCATTCTTCGACGAGTGGTTTGATGTCTTCGTGGAGTGGCTCTGGGACGATTGATTCAATTTCGCTCCAGGAGATTGGTCCGTCGGCTTCGGGGGGTGCGTCGGCTGGTGCCTCAATGGGCGTGTCGGCCTCTGCTTCGACGGGTTCGATGGCTTCGACTGGCGCGCTATCGCCGGGGGGGTCGTAACCTTCAATACCCGAAAGGTCTAGGTCGTCAATAGTCTTAGTATCGTTTTGGTTATCCATAAGACTAACTATAGCATAACGTTATTGGTTCGCGAGTGCCTTCAACAGGTCTATAAGGCCCGGCGTGGAAGGAGCTGGCCCCGGAACATACCCTGGGGGGGGCGTGGGGGTTTCTCTCCATTTCATTACAGGGGGGCGGGGGAGTTTTGAGCCTATGTGAAGTGCGTCTGCTATACGCTCTCTTTCCGCGTTGTTGTAATTTTTCAGCGCGTCATCGTATTTGCTTTGCATCCCCATCCTTGCCCCTTGAACTTTTTTGTACGGTAACGACAAGTTATAAAACAATTCAGTCAACTTTTCGTTGGGGCGGTAGGGGCGCCCGTCTCCAGCGAAAATCGCGTCCCCCCAACCGCCATTAGTCCTTCCTTTATTCAAGATGGCGGGGCCCCTGTAGGGCTTGAGAACAGACCCTCTTCTTTCGGTCCATTTCGTGAACGCGTCCAAGAACCAAGGGGGTAGCACTTCATCTTTTCGGAAAGCTTCTTGGAGACTGTCCCCCACAACACTTATGGGTCTTTGTATTGCGTCAGAAGCGACTTCGGTTTTTCTCATCAGAAAATCGTTTATTGTTTCTAGAGTGACAGCCTTACGTTTTTCGAGCCCTGTCTGACCCGGCACCCCTATATTCCAGTCAACAGTCGCGCTGTCGTCTCGCCACCCCTCATAACCTTGCTTCCTCAAATCTTGGACGATTTCGTCGTCCCATCTTGTATGGGCGTTAGGCCCAGTGGTCTGGGAGCCTCCCTTGCGGATAGAGCTAGTCCCGCCCACAAAATCTATACCCATTTCTCGCGCTACATCGTTTGTCATGTAGCCTTTTGATTCTTGCGCTCTTTTTATTTGCTCTGTTACAGGCAGGTTGGCGCTGTACCTGTTGTCGCCAAAACCACTAAACCTATCTTTCGAAATTTGTGCGTTGTTAGCCAGGTACGTGCCGTCCCCTGTGGCCCTGCCGGAATCTATCGGGACGTCGCGGGGATGCAAGAGAGTGTCGGGGTCGGCTAAGCGCGCGTTCCTTGAACGGTGTACCATGTTAGCTCTTAGATAAGCTGCTTGTATGGGGCCCGGAATGTCTATAAGTTCATCTGCGGTCAACCCTTTAACAGCGGTTGCCCCCGAGGGGTTTGCTGCTGATGCAATGAAAGCTTTATTAC